CCCCAAGCCCGGCAAACTGGTCAAGTGGAAGACGGAGCGGATTGGGACGTGGGCTGACTTCACTCCCATCGTGAGGGGGCACCTCTACTGCGTGGAGATCGGCCTTCCGACCCTGCCTGACGGGGTGACGCCGCGCTATGAGTGCCCCGTGAGGGCTGAGGGGAGCCCGGAGCGGGTCGCCTGCGAGCTCGAGGCCACCGGGGACCTCGCGTGGGCCTGCCCGCTCGGTGGGACGCTCGTAGTCAACCCGAATAACCGGCTACAGGGGAAGTGCATCCAGGGGTCTCACGTCCAGGTGTGCGACGCTACAGGGACGGTGTGCGCGGGGGTGAGCCAGTGAGCAGCAGCATGGCCGGGATCAAGGCCGAGACTCCGGTGGTGGTGGACACGCCCGCGAGGCTCCTGACCATCGCCAAGCAGTCTGGCGCCCCTGACGTGCAGATGTTCGACTCGGCGGCGATCAACCAGGCCATCGACAAGCAGATGACCGCCCTGCCCCAAGGGAAGACGGTCGCGGCCATCGCCTATGTGGATCGGGACGGGGCGAACGTCGCCATCGTGGGCCGGGTGAACAAGGTCCCGGGGGACTTGTCGTGGACGGTCCTCGGGACTCGCAAATGGTCGGGGGACTGGAACGCCTCGGCCGCACTTCGTTGGACGATCTGAGGAGGAATGATGGACTTCAACTCTCTTGGGGCGCAGGCGATCCTGGCCCTCGTGCCCGTGCTGACGGCCCTGCTCGTCTTTGGACTGCGGAAGCTGTTGCCAAAGCTGCCCAAGGTGTCGATCCCGATCATCGCCATGGCGCTCGGCTTCGTGTTGTCCTGGATGAACAACTACATCGAAGCCACTCCAACCGTGACGCCTCTGGTTGGTGCGCTTTTGGGCGCCGCGGCGACTTGGCTGCGTGAGATCGTCAATACGTTCAACGAGCACGGCACCAAGTAGGGACCATGCCCCCGTTTTCGTTGGATCTGAGAGACGCCATCACGGTGATCACCGGGATCGTCACGATCACGGGGGTGATCTTTACTCAGCGGGCCGGACTTAAGAGCCTCACCGAAGGGCAAGCCTCGCTCAAGTCCGGTCAAGACGAGGGGAACCGTAAGATTGATGCCCTGCACAAGCGGCTGGACTACTACGGCCAGGAAATCACCCGGATTGACAAGGATCATTGCCGCCTCGACGAGCGCGTCAAGGCGCTGAAGGAATCCCAGTCGTTCAGGATGCGCTCGAGACTTGCGGTAGCCGAGGCCGCGGCAGCGGGTGAGGCGCCTATGTTCGCGGAGGGGGACGAGTGAGTACTCCAGTGGCGAAGGGACGCAACGGGAAAGGCGCCAAGATCCAGTGCCCCAACGCCCCTGATTGCGTGGTGGCTCAGGCTGCGGCGGATACGCTCTCGCTGATCGACTCGAGATTGGTGGAGATGCAGAACGCCCTTCAGCGGGTGCATGAAGAGGCTCTGGACTTCAGGAAAGCCGTGCTCGATTCTCACGATGAGGTACTGTCTGCGTTGCGGCGTCTGGAGAGAGAAGATGCGTAGAGCGCTGCTGTTGCTGAGCCTCCTGCCAAGCATCGCGGGGGCTCAGGATTTCCTTCGGTACTACCCTCCCTCAGGGGGCGGGGGCGCTGACCCGACGTACTTCTCCAGTCCGGGCGGAAGCGTGGTCATTGGGGGCGTGGCGAACGCTGTCACCCTGGACCTGGACAGTTCTGCCTATCCCGTCTTCTCGTCCGGCACGGCCGACCCACCGGCCACGTGTCTCGTGGGCGAGCGGTACATCGAGACGGACACGGCCGAACTCTATACCTGCATCGACGACGACCCCGACACTTGGCAACTCCAGGGGACGCTCTCGTCTGCCTACACGGTGATTGACGATGAAGATACTCCGCTGACAGCTAGGACTACTCTCAACTTTGAGGGTGACGGTGTGACGTGTGCGGACGACACCAACCAGACCACCTGCACGATTGCGGGCGGAAGTTCTTCATTCGATCCGGTGACCTACCAGTTCTACGAGGACTTCGCGGGGGGCGAGGCGGTAACACTGCGAACCGGTCAGAACGGGCTGAGCTTTACTGCGATCAGCACGGGTACGGTATCCGGCCCAGCAATTACCGACTTCTCGACGGGTGGGCTGAGGCTGAACAGTCATGCGACGAACGACAATTCCGGGGCTACGGTCCACGGGATCACACAGATAACCCCGAATGCGGGGGACTGGGCGTTTGATGCGCGTGTCATGCCGGGGGCGGCGAGTACGGCAATCACCGACGCGGCCATGTATGTCGGTCTTACGTCCAATGCCCTGCCTGACACTACGTCTCGCGGGGTGTTCGCCCGCTTCGATTCCGCATTCTCAGACTCTAAGTGGGTCTTCGTCCTGTGCGACTCTGCCACCACGGGATGTCAAGAGGCCGGGGACGCGACCAACGCAGATACAGAGCTAAGCTCTGTAACTCCCGCCGCTGGCACCATTGCCCGCATTCGGATCTGGCGCACGTCTGCCGACTCGACAATCCACTTCAAGGTGGATTCTGAGACAGAGGTCACATTCTGCGCGAGCGGTTGCACCTCGACTGCCGCCAACCTGCCAACTACGGCCTCGGGCTTTGGGATCACCTACCTGACGAGGACCACGACGGGCGTGCTGGTCGGGGCGGTGGATTATATCTTTTCCACGGCGACGAGGTAACCAGTGCGGAAGATCCTTGTCACTCTCATGATCCTAGCGCTGGCGGTTTCAGCCGATGCTCAGGTCAACCTCTGCTCTGGAGTCACCGTTACCGATCAGTCATCCCATCCACGTACGCCACTGGCAAAACCGGCGCTCGGCGTGCCCTATACGGACCCTGAATTCGGAGTGACCATCGTCAGAATCTCCGAGGTTGCAACGGGGGTACAGGACCCCACGATCAAGCCCCTCTATTCCCCGGTTGCGGCGTGGAACGCGGACGAGAGCTATCTGCTCACGCTCAACCTGCACCGATACTACGAGCTACGGAACGGGACTACGTACGCCTTCATCAAGACGCTTCCCGGGCTTGTGTCTGGCGTACCCGAAACCGTGTACTGGGACCCCGTCGATCCTGCTATTTTGTATTTCCCGGCCGCCTCGCGCACGCTAAAACAGATGAATGTGGACACGCTTCAGATTACGACCATCAAGGACTTCAACAGCATGTGCGGCACCAACTACATGTACGCCGAGCCACATGCCGGTCTTCCGCCGAGCAAGCGTATCGGGCTCATGTGCGGGAACCTTAGATGGGTCTACGACATCTCCACGGATACGATCTTCGGGCCTGTCACGCGGACGGTTCTCTCGAAGCCTTTCGTGAGCAACGACGGCTCATACGTGTTTCTGTGCGAGGCATGGACAAAGCCGGAGTATCCGGGATGCCGCGTCTACGACATGAACTGGGTTCAACAGCGGATCATCGATTCCCAGGAGATGGGACACTTCGATGTGGGGGAGAAGGCGAACGGCGAGCAGACGTGGTATACGGTGGCCTACGACGGCGGCCCATACGGCACCACGAGAGGGAGCCTCGTCACCTACAACCTGGATACCGACGTGGCCGGGATCAGCATGGGGACTGGCGTCATCACGGAGGCGGGGGGCTGGCGCTACCCGCCCTCGGGGACGCACATTTCCGCACGCGCAGTGAATGCTCCGGGCTGGGTGTGGATGAGCGTGATTGGTGGTTGCAACTCCTCGACATACTGCCCCGCGAACGAGGGCATCGGAACGGACTATGAGGGCCTCTCGGCCCCGCAGTTACCCACCGGAGGCGATCTCCTCGACAACGAGATTATGGTCGTGGACACGAACACGGGGAATTACTGCCGAGTCGCTCACCACTGGGCTACAGGAAAACTCAATACGAACTTCGTGCAACCCTACTGGGCGGAACCGCACGTCACGGCCAGCCCAAGCGGCACGCGGGCCATCTTCGCAAGCGACTGGGGTAACGGCACGACAGTCGATAGCTACGTGATCGAGCTGCCTACCTACACGGCGGGCACGCCTCCCACGATCACGACCGGCACGCCGCTCCCGAACGGGTTCAATGGTGTGGCCTACTCGCAGCAAATGGTTGCGGTGAATGGTACGGCTCCCTACTCTTGGGCTCTCACCTCTGGGGCTCATTGTTCCGGGTTGTCTCTCACTGCTGGTGGTCTCTTGAGTGGGACGCCCGACACGCCAGAGATATGCAGCTTCACCCTGACCGTCACGGACGACGACTCGCGCACGGCGGCTAAGGCGTTCTCCCTGACCATCGAGGGGACGCCCGTCAACATCGTCACCACCTCGCTCCAGAACGGGACGATAGGAGTGGCGTACTCGGCGACGCTCGTGGCGCAGGACGGGACGACGCCCTACGCATGGGATCTCTCTGCGGGCAGCATGTGCGCCGGCCTCAGCCTCAGCGCGGCGGGTGTCATCTCTGGCACTCCCACCACGGCCCAGACGTGTAATTTCACCGCCCGCGTCACCGATGCGGTGCCGAACGTGGATACGCAGGCCCTGTCAATCACAGTGGCAGAGGTGGGGTCCGATCCGAGCCCAATCACCACAAAGGTCATGGTGGGCACGAGTTCGGTGGTCATCAACTACTTTTCTAGTGTCGGGCTTCCTTCTGAGCAGCAGTGTCAGACCTACCTACTGAATACGGGGCATGAGGTTATTGACACCTTCGTTGGGGATGTGCGGGACGGCCAGCGGGCATTCTTCACTGGCTTGGACGATGGCACGACATACAATTACTACTTGCAGTGCTCGACGCTCTCTAGCGATCAGGGCTCGTTTACCACACTAAGCACTAGCAGGTTCCCATCCGGCCCCACGGCCTCATGGAAATACCAGCTAACGCCAGGCGCGCGCTTTGTGGCTCAGGGTGCGACAAAAGCGGGGGTGACTTATATGGACCTACCAGGGGGCACGCCGACCACGGTAAGCGCGGCCTGTGCCTCGGGTTGCACCATCACTCTGCCCCTGACAGCCCCGCTCTACGAGGTCTATCACGCCTGGCTTACTGCTGGTGATGCGGTTGTGGCCACGTCCAAGCCCGTTACCATAGCCGTGCCGCATGGTAATTGAAGGATCGTTGCATGACCGACCGCAGTGAGCTCGTCGCCGCCAGCGCCTGGAGGAGAGGGATGCGTAGAGGAATCTGGAACGTCTCGGTGCTTCTGGTCGTCGCGCTGCTGTGCCTGCTGCCGAGCGCCGTAGGGGCGCAGGACTTCATTCGGTACTACCCGCCCGGAGTCGTGGGACTGACTTCCAGCGGGACTGAGTTGAGCAGCACGCTCCCGTTGCAGATCTACAACTCCCCGAGCACTACGGAGTACGTGAATCTTTACTGGTTGTCGAACGAATTCCTCATTCAGACCACCGGAGCAAGTCGGAACATTCGTCTCTCAACCCCGAGCGGAGGGTGGGATTTGAATGGCTCGTTTGCTCACTTTGCCCCGTCATCGTCGGATGCGTTAAACCTTGGGTTCTCGTCGAAACTCATAAAGAACATCATCGTGTCTCGTGGTCTTCAGGGCAGCAAGAGCACTGCCCTTGCCGACAATACCAAAAAGGCATTCGTCACAGTAGCCATTGCCGCTGGTAGCTATGTCGGCGGCGACATCGTGTTCACCCTCTACTGTGCCGACGCAGCAGACCGGGTGTCACGCAGCGGGCGCGTCACCTTCGCAGCCCAGAACACGGGTGGCACCGAAACGTGCTCGGTGGGCACACCCGACGTGACCGGAGATGTGACGAACAACGCCAAGGCTTTCACGAGCGCTGCTTTCACCTGTGCGGACGGTGGCACGAACGCCATTCAGATCGAGGTGCAAGCGGATTGCACGATCGCTACTCCGACGACGCTGACGATAGAGCATCGTCTAGATATGCCGACCGTAGCAACGCTTACGCCCGCCACTTGAAAGGTACTGGGAGTTGGGGACAGCAAGACCTCCGCGACTCCGGGGTACATGGGACCACTGGACACATCGTTGCTTACTGCGGTCGGAGAGGACACCAGCTATACCCGCATCGCGGATGGAGGTGCAACGGCAGCGACCACGGCAGGGACCATCGACGCGAGCCTGGCAGCGTACAGCAGTACGGTCGATCAGGTCCGGTGGGTTCTGCTCAACATCGGGGCGAACGACGCGAACGACGGGGTGACGGAGGCGAACTGGAAGACCAACTATGGCTACATCCTCGACGCGATCCACGCGAAGTGGCCCAACGCCCTGCTCTACGTCATGCGCCCCTGGACGCGAGGATATGACGCCGTGTGCGACGACTTCGCGGCGTGGATCGGAGATCTCGTCACGGCCCGCGCGGGATGGGCATTCCTCGGCCCAGACGAGCGGGACTTTCTCGAAAACGGGGACGACGGCGTGACATACACGGTGGACGGCACACATCCGACCACGGCTGGCTATGCGCTGACCGCCGCGCAGTGGCAAGCGGTCATGGGCTACTAGTTGTGACCGACCGTCAGAAGTTCGTCGCCGCCATCCTGGCCGCGATCCCGGCGCTGCTCCTCGCCTGCTCCCAGTGGATTCGGGCAGACGCAGAGAAGCTAGAGAAGGCAGCCGCCTACGAGTCCTATGGCGAGTATGTCGAGAGCCAGCTTCGCCGGGATGAGGTCATTCTGAAGGCCCTGCGCGATTGCCAGGACGCCAGAGACTACAGGACTGCTACGGCTGCGAGCGTGGATGTGGACAAGGTGTTGGCACGGGTTACGGAGCCCCAGGCCCAGGCTGTCCTAGATGAGATTGCCCGGCGCGGTGGCTGGGAAACGAAGGAGAAGTGATGAAGAGAGCAATCCTGGCGCTTGCCATCGTGCTGGCGCTCGTCACCAACGCATCCGCAGAACTGGGTTTCACCCGTGTCTCAGCCACCTCGGCCGGTGCCTCGACAGTGAACATCAACGCCGGGACCTTGCTCATCATAAATGACGGAGCGAGCGTCATTTACGTCCGAGTGTTCTGGGAAGGCGAAACCGTCGCAGCCGCTACAACCTTGAGCGCAGAGATCAAGTCTGGGGAAGGTCTGTCATTCTCCAAGTCCCTGAGCGTCAAGGCTGTCAGCATTATCTCCGCAAGCAGTTCCACCGTCCGTCTAATCTACTGGTAAAGGAGCGTCCTATGCCTTGCAAGTCCAAGGGTAGCAAGAAGATGTCCGGCAAGAAGGGCAAGAAGTAACAACTCATAGAAAGTCCGAGTAAGTATGGCCTGGCCGAAAGGTAAACCGAGACCGCCGGGCGCCGGTCGCAAGGCTGGAACGCCCAACAAGGCGTCTATGCCCTGGAAGGAGTTCGTCACCTCCCTCGTCCTGGACCCCGACATTCAGGAGCGCCTGAAGGCTTTCTGCCTCGAGCGTCCTGAACTGCTCTTCCGGGCCGCCGAGTTCGCCTATGGCAAGCCCCACCAGTCTATGGACGTGAGCATGTCTGACCGCAAGATGGTCAACTGGCCTGTCAGGGTAGCGACCGACCAGGACCTCGAGGAACAGGATCTAGTCGAGGTCGAGCCCGAGGAACCTTGAGCGATCTATGGGCAAGCCCGCAACAGAAGGTGTTTGCCGAATCGGAGGCTACCTATTCCCTCATGGTCGGTGGGTACGGCTCAGCCAAGACATACGGAGCGTGCCTGAAGCTGCTGGGGCTGATCGACCGTTTCCCGAAATCCAGGTGGGCGATCATCCGCAGGGTCCACAAGCAGCTCAAGGCGACGACGATGGTCACGTTTGACGCCCTGTGCCCAGCGTGGGCTGTGAGCTCGAGGAATGACACAGAAGGCACGCGGGAGTTCCACAACGGCGCCAAGGTCTACTTCCTCGGCTTGGACACGCCTGGGAGCCTTGGAGTGCTTCAGGGGCTGGAACTGAACGGGGCGTTCGTGGACCAGGCGGAGGAGATCGGGGAAAAGACCTGGGACATGATCGACGCCCGCGTAGGTCGGTGGACGCAACTCACCCGGCTCCCTCCGAGGCGCATTTGGGCCACGGCCAACCCGACCGACGAGCTCCATTGGCTGTACGAGCGGTTTGCAGAGGAGTCCCCAAGGCGTCAGGAGTGGAGGGACAAGGGCTATGAGTGCATCGTCGCTGACTCCCGCTCTAACAAGTTCCTGCCCCAGGCTAACCTTGAGGCTCTGCTCGGGAAGGATGACGAGTTTCAGCGCAGATTTGTGCGTGGGGAGTGGGGAAATCCTGAGGGTCGGATCTTCACTGTTGACCCGCTCAGTTACCTGGACCCCACCGAAGAGTTGCTGGCTAAGATTCAGCAGGGGATGCACCTGCACCGGTCACTAGACCACGGTGATTCCTCGCCTACTTGCTGCCTATGGAACGCTACGGACGGGGACGGCAACGTCTACGTGTACCGCGAGTACTACGTGCCCGAGCGCCTGATTAGCGACCATAGGCGGGCTATCAGCGTGATGTCTGGGAAGGAAGTCTACCGCTCCAACCTGGCCGACCCGAGCATCTTCCACAAGACCGCACAGAAGTACGGGGGCAAGTGGAGCATCTCGGACGAGTACAGTGATAACCGCGTGCTGCCTCACAACACGGCTCTGTACTGGAGCCCTGCGGATAACGCTGAGATGCCCTCGAGGTCTCGGATCAAGGAGTATCTGCGGGTTGATCCTGAGCATCTGCACCCTGTCACGCGTGAGAAGGGGGCGCCGCGGCTGTACTTCGTGCGGAAGACGATTGATTACCCGAATGGCTGTGACCGGGCCATTCTTGAGCTCAAGAGCCAGAAGCGGATCAAGGTCGAGGAGGCGGGTGGACGGGACGTGTATTCTGATGACCGGGATGACACGGTGCCTGACCATGCTTATGACGCCTTGAAGTACTTCATCATCTCGAGGCCGAGCGTCATGCGGGAGGGCAAGGCAACGCCGGGCCCGCTGACGTGGCAGGGCTACAGCAACATGATGAAGCGGAACAATGAACGGCGTAGAGGACTGAGGGTAAAGGAAGGCTGGTACTGAGTGGACTACGAAGCGTGGCAGATGAAGCGTAAGGAACTGATGGAGAAGGAAAAGGTGGAGCGGTCGGAGAACTGGACTCAGAGTCGGGCTCCGATCCAGGCGGCGATCACCGAGCAGGCTATCCGGGAGTTGTACGACCTGGTGGCGAAACTGGCAAAGGGGAAGTGATGGAGGAGCGAGAACGTCTGCACTTGCTGCTTTCGTCGATGCTTCCGAAGCACTTTGATGTGCGCGTAGAGGCGGACGAGTGTGGAATCCTCAAGGCGTTTGTGCATGTTCATGCTGCGGTTGGGTGCGTGTTCGGGCCGGATGAAGCCGAAAATGTAGAACTTGTGGCGGGTAGGGCAAGGATGGTGTGTGAATCCTTGCGGAACTTCGACCTAAACACGCCACCAATCGAGGTCAAGTAAATGGCTACAGGCGAGCCCGACAAGACCGTCAAGCTTTGGATGAACCGCATCCGGGCCGCCGACAAGGCCCGGGAAGAGTGGGAAAACCGCTATGAGATCGTCCGGTGCCGCGAGTACTGGGCGGGAATCCAGCGGGATGAGGAAAAGGACGAGGGCGGGAACCGCAGGGCCCAGGTCAACCTCATTGCGCCCACGATCAGGGCTCGTATTCCTAGCCTGTATTTCTACTATCCGTTCGCTCGAGTCGTGGCGAGCCCGGCTAAGTCCGACACGATGGGCGCGACGGTGGACGACAAGGCGCAGTTGCTCCAGGACACGGCGAACTCTCTGCTTCGTGACCCGCGGTGCGGGCTGAAGATGCAGACCTTGCTGGCTCTGAAGGAGGCGCACTGGGCGTTTGGATGCATCGAGGTCGGGTACAGCGCGGACTTCATCGACAACCCGTCGCTCAAGCAGGCGGCGCCGCCGTTGAAGGAGGACGAGAACACGGAGGGCGTGGAGCCGTACAAGAAGGTCATCTCGGATGAGTGGTTCTGGACTCGCCGTATCCCTCCGAGGCAGATCCTGGTGTCCTCGCCTGAATGCACGGTTGTCAGCGAGAACGACTGGATCGGGTATTGGGAATACCAGCACGTCGAGGACGTGAAGAAGGCTACCGCATACGACAACACTAAGACGCTGAAGGGCGGGAGCGACGAGGACAAGAAGGAAGGCGATACCGAGACCTCCGCCAATGACGTGAAGCTCTACAAGATCTGGGATCAGCGGACGCTCACGCGCTACGTGTTCGCGGACGGGCATGACAAGGCGCTGCTGAAGCAGTCTTATGCACGGTTGCCGTTGTTCTTCCTGCGGTTCGAGGAGGAGCCTGATCGGTTCCGGCCCATTCCTCCGATCTGTGGGCTGTTGGGGATTCAGGACGAGTACAACGACAGCCGAGAGTTCCTCAGGATGCAGCGTGTGACCCGTGTGCCACGTTACACGGTGGCCGAGGAGGGCGTGCTTCCGGAGGAGATGCAGAAGTTCGAGGACAACAGACCTAACGTCTGGATCATCCGGCGGCAGAACACCTCCGGGGATGTCATTTCACCCGTGCTTCAGCCCACTATGAGCGACTCGGCGCTCCAGAGCCTTACGCTCAGCCGCCAGGAGTTCGACCAGATCAGCGGGATCGGCGCCGAGGCTAGACAGCAGGCGAGCTCGGGGACGGCGACACAGGCCGCGATCATGAACCAGCGGCAGACGATCCAGGACAGCTTCGACCGCTTCACGGTGGCGAACTGGCTGTCTCAGATCATCCGGGAGCTGGTGCTCCTGGCGATTGACAAGATGACGCTGCCGCGCTGGATTCAGATCAACAGCGATCAGTACAGCCCGGAGTTCATGCAGGACGCCCAAGTGATCGCGGGTCTGCACCAGCAGATCACGTCCCAGAACCTCGAGGACGCCAACGACGACCTGAGGTGGGACGTGAGCGTGGACGTGGAGAGTCTGAGCCCGGTGTCTGAGCAGGAGAAACAGGCTCAGTGGATGCAGGCGCTCAACCTCATATCCAATCCGGCGGTGGCGCCGCTGCTGGCTATGTCTGAGCCCCTGCTGAAGCGGACGCTCGACCTCAACGGGATCAAGAACGCGAAGGACCAGGGCGCGATCCGTGAGGCGCTCATGCAGAAGGCGCAGATGGAAATGCAAATGGCTCAGGCGCAGCAGGGCGGGCCTCCGGGCGTGGCGCCGATGCCTGGGGCGCCGACTGGTCCTGGGGGCCCGGGCCCGGCGATGCCGCAGCCTCCGCAGATGATTCCGGGCCCGCCTGAGGGAATGCCGTCATAGGAGGGCGACATGGGTAGCCCGCTCCAATCTCTCATGTCCTTGTTTCAACCGGCCCGCCCGAAGCCCGGCCCGCGACTGACACCTAGTGGCGAGCTGGACATTGCGTCCATTCTGCGTGGTTCTGAGATCAAGCCCATGCAGAAATCTCCTTACGAGAGGACGATGAGGCCGGGGGAGACACGGAGCGCAGGCGACCTACAGGACATGCTAGCTGAGGTGACCTTGCGGCTGGCGGGGCTGTGGTTCCTGGGATGGGGCCGAGAGGGCTGGCGCGGCAAGTTCCGGGCGCTAGATTGAACAAGGGTATCAAGGGGCAGAACGGGACCGAGATAGTTGGTTACGAGTGGCGATCAAAGGTTGACGACGTGGTGAGCCAAAGAGACGGGGGGCTTGTCTCTAAACGTGTGAGCGACTGGGACAGGAAGGATACCTCTACCGGCACGGGGCGCGACATCGTCCACGTATTCGAGGTTCGACATCCAGACGGGACCGTTACCAAAGAGGGAATCAACAGTGCTCATCACATTTTGGGGTTGTCCCCGGCACGCTTGAATAGCATCGCGGTAGGGGAGCGAACAAGGCTCATCAGGCAGGAGCAGGCAACGGCTCAAGCGGAACGTGATGTTAAGGCACGCGTCGAAAGCGAAGCCTGGGATTCGTTTTTAAACCGATATGGTCAGGGCCAAACCACGTTTGAAAAGATACAGTCATTGGGCGGATTCAAACAGGCACGGGAGCAGTTCAAGTCGGCTCAAACTGTCGGGGGGACACCATGAAGTGCGACTCTTGCGGCGCCGAGTTCCAGATAGGCGAGTGGCCCTGGTGTCCTCACGGGGACGCGCGGGGCTTCGGGGACAAGCCCATAGAACCGTACATGGACGAGATGCTAGGCCCCGAGCCGGTAGAGATCACGAGCCGGGGGCAGAGGCGGGCGATCATGTCCAAGGCGCACCTGGACTACCACGATGTCAGCCGGTCCAAGCGAGGCCGAATCTATGTTGACATGCGCGGACGATGAACCCGAATGGGAGACGCAACAGCGGTGGCAGTGCTGTCTGTGTGGCAGCTACTCCAACGTGGCGAACTGCCCTCTGTGCGGGCATGACTTCTGCGAGAACTGCCGCAAGCACTACTTCAGGCGCGGGCTCGAGGCTGTGAAGACGCTCCTTGGTCGGTCGGATCTACTCTGCGGAGGACGGCGCCATGCCTAGCTATACCGATCCCTACGAGCAATGGAAAGCCCAAGGCCGTCCGGGAGGGAGTTTCCAGGCGTGGCAGGGTGGGCAGGCAGCGGCGCCCTCCGCTCCTGCGGCCTCGGCTCCTGTCCCTGCCGGTCCGGGGGCGTTTAACCAGGACTGGATGAATCAGGGGCTGGCAGCCTACAACGCGGGCCAGAGGGGGTCAGATCCGACCCGGACGCCCGGATTCGACCCGAATACCTTCCGGCAGACCTACGCAGGACAGGCGGGAGGGAACCGGCCCGAGGACTTGGCACGGTTTAGTGACGCCACTCTGGCGGGCTGGATGCCCTTTTACGACCCGCAGCAGGGTAAGTATCGGTCTATGCGCGGCGCCGAGGGCTGGTTCGACAAGCCCACCGAATGCCCTCCTGGGACGGGTCCGAGCGGGCCAAACGAGACCGACCCTTGTACGCCTGTCGGGTACGGTGGGCAGGCCCAGGCGCCCGTAGGAGCGGCGCCAGCGGCCCAGGTGAGCAATGGGGGCTGGGCGGCCTCCGCGAGCCCTCTGGCGGGCCTCATGGCGACTCAGGGAGCCACTCCAGCGAGCAAGCCAAACGCGAATCCGTTCACAGTTCAGCCGGGATACGGGACGAGCGGGCTGGCGGCGGCCTTGACTCCTCTTCAGGCGCCGCAACAAGCGCAGCAAACCGACAAACTGTCCGGGATGATGATGCCTTGGCAGAAGCGTAATTCGGGTTACACAGGCTGGTTTACAGGGATGAGATAATAGGAGCGAAAATGGCTGATAGCCTGACAGCGGCGATGGAAACGGCGTTTGATGAGGAGATTGGCAAGTCGGAGCCTGTTTCTGACACCCCCTCACCCGAGCCCGCCTCCACGCCTGACCCTGAGCCGGAGTCTGAACCTGCCGCCGCGGCACAGCCCGCCAAGCAGGAGGACGAACCGACCGGGGACGTACTCCTTGACAAGCTGACCCCCGAGCAGATCGCGGAAGTGAAGGCCGATCCGCGTCTCCGGGCCTTGTACAAGGGGCTGATGAACTCGTACACCCCGAAGATGCAGGAACTCGCAGAGCAGCGGAAGCTCTGGGAGGCCCTGAACAACGACGGGACCCGTAAGCAGGCTGTCGAAGCCCTCGCCCGTGCTGTTGGCTTGCAGATCCAGCCCACAGACGCGCCGCAGAGAGAGCAGGCAGCCGCTGTGGCTGACGGCATCTCCGAAGAGTGGAGCAAGGTCGTCGGTCCTGAGGCTGCAACGCTCCTGCGACCACTCATTGAGAAGACGGCACTCGCCGCTGTGCAGGGGACGCTAGCACCCGTGCAACAGGCGGCGGATTACGTCTATCAGGACGCCCGTGCCCGTCAGGCTGAAGCCCAGGTGACTCAGTTCCGCTCACTCGCCAAGGAGAAAGGGTGGGAACTGAACGCAGAGACCGAGGCCAAGATGGCGCAGTTGGGTCAGCGCATGCGTCCCTCGAAGCCCATCGAGACGGTTGAGGAGGGTGTCGAGTACATGCAGGCGCTGTACAAGGCTGCGTCTGGTGACGACATCGAGGCGCGAGTCGAAAAGCGCATCCTCGAGCGGATGAACAAGGCAGCACAGTCTGCCGAGCCCGCGCGAGGCGTACCTTCCACCGGCCGTGAGAAGCGCAGCAACATCACCAAGGAAATGAGCCTCGAGGAAGCGCTCGACATGGGCTTTAGGGAGGAGACGGGCCGTCTCTAGTTCTCTGGCAGCAAGTCCCGCCTTGGGACTAAGCGGAGCCAGGGACGTGAGAGTAACCGCGCAGGTGGGGACTCTCGCGGACGATGCCACCTGAAGGTCGTTCAACTTAAGGTGTAGAGGCGAAATGCCTCTCGAAAGGTTTAACCATGGGCGCGACTAGCGTGACCCGTAGCTATACCTCCATCGTAGCATCGGTCCTGGACAAGGTCCGTGACAAGGTGGAGGACCAGATCACCCGTAACAACAAGTTCATGTACGCGCAGAAGAAGGCTGGGAACTACAAGAAGGTTTCCAGCGGTGGCGACCGCTACCGGGTCTCCCTGATGTACGAGCTTGGGGCTAGCGACAGCTACTCCAGCTTCGGTCAGATTGACGTGACCCCTAGCGACGGCATGACCTCGGCGTTCTTCGACTGGCGCCAGGCCGCCGCCGCCGTCTCCATCTCGGGCCTCGAGGAGTTCAAGAACCGGGGTTCGGAGCGGATCTTCGACCTGCTCAAGGAACGGACGGTTCAGAGCGTTCTGGGCCTCGAGACCCTGTTCAACGACGGGATTCTCCAGGGACAGGGCTCCATCGACGGCTCCTCGTTCACCACGGCGCGGACCTCGGCCGTCAACGGCTCGACGTTCGTGGACCCGCTCCCGCTGCTCGTCTCTAAGGATGGTACGGGGACGGTCGGCTCCATCGCGGCCGGCACCGAGACCTGGTGGAAGAACCAGTTCCTCGATGACACCTCGTCCACGTTCGCGGGCTTCCTCAAGTCCCTCCGCAACATCTACAACCTGTGTTCCAAGGGTGGCGGCGGAGCGAAGGGCACCCCTGACTGGCACATCACCGACCAGTACACGTTCGAACTCTACGAGTCGGCCCTTGCGGCGATGCACCAGAACCAGAGCTACGTCAACGCGGACATCCCGTTCCAGAACGTGTCGTTTAAGGGCAAGCCGGTGGTCTGGGACGAGAAGATTCCCGACATCAAGAACGGCGATACCACGGTCGGTTCTGGCTCGGACTGCGGAACGTGGTACATGCTCAACTCGAACTTCATGGGCACCACGGTGGACTCCAGCCACAACTTCAACGTGGGAGACTTCGTCAATCCTGAGAACCAGGACGCGAAGACCGCGTTGATCCTGTGGTACGGGGTCAACTGGGTTTCCAACCGCCGCAAGCAGGGCGTCCTATTCGGCATCACGACGAGCACCTCTTCGTAAGGACTCCAAACAAACCGGGGCGGGATTGGCCTGCCCCGGTAACTCAACTCCGGCAGTGACCGGGTAAGTGAAGCAAGGAGACACACATGCTGTTCCAGAGAGTGAATCGGGCGGACGCCGAAAAGGTGTTCGTGGTCGTCTACAACGCCTCCGGTGGGGCGTTCACCACGGGTCAGGCGATGGTGTGGGACTGCGGTACGTCCGCTGACGGTATCCGCGTGACCACGCCCGCCACGGCGACCCTGAGCGCGTTCGCGGGCCTCGCCTCGGCGGGGATCGCCAACGGCGCGTACGGGCTGGCCCAGGTCTACGGCTACACGGCCTCGGCTTCGGTCAAGCCGGACGTGACCACGGCCCTTGTGGCGGGGAACATCTTCCTCCCCGTCAATGCCTCGGCTGACCTCAGTTGTGATGCCGCGGCTGGCGTGGACGCCTCCGACGGTAAGACTGGGTTCATGATCGCCATGCAGACGAACACCACCATGACGACGCCCGTTGCGTCGGCTCACAAGGTCTTCATCCGCGCCCTCTAGGCGGGTGACTACTGGGGGGGGGCCTCCGGGCCCCCCCCGCTCCTCACCGGAGGCGGATTGATTCAGCTTCACATAGCCACCCTGAACACTTGTAACGCCAAGTGCCACTTCTGCACTTACTCGTCCCCAGAGAACACGTTACCGAAGGGTGTTATGTCGATGGATATCTACCGCAAGATCATCGACGACGCCGCATCCGTCCCGCAGATAGACAGCATTGCGTTCTCGGCGCTAGGGGAGCCGAGCCTTGACAGGTTTCTGGTCGAGCGGGTGTCTTACGCCCGTAAGGCCAGGCCGGACTGGACTCCGTTCGAGGTCTACACCAACGGAACCGGGATGACGCCCGAGAAGTTCGACGCCTTGAGGGATGCCGGGATCGACTCTATGACCTTCTCGCTCAACGCTGTGAGCCAGGAGCAGCATGAGAAGATCATGGGTCTCAAGGGCAAGTTCCCCACCGTGGTCAAGAACGTGCGCCATGCAATCGCCAACCATCAAGGTAAGGTGGATGTTCTGGTTAAGGCTGTCCGTGACGACGTGAACTTCACGATGGAGGATCAGGTCCGGTTCTACCTGACCTGGGGGATGAGACTGCGCCCCGACCTCATGCCAGGACACGGACAGATTGTCTGGATGTGTAACTGGGCGGGAGAGATTCCGCTAGTGAATGGGCGCGAGATCAACCCGGACGAGACGTGCGGAAGGGCTTTGCAGCAGTTGTCCGTGCTGTGGGATGGCAAGGTGACGATGTGCTGCTTTGACCCCCTGAACACGTTCCCGCTGGGGGATCTGAGCAAGCAGACCATCCGCGAGGTCTACAATTCGGAGAAATACGTCACGTTTCGCGAAGATCACAACGAGAACCGGGCTAGCAAGTACGAGCTTTGTAGGAAATGCACGAGGGTATGAAATGAAGGAAACGGATGGGATCTACCACTTCAACAGGTGTCGGCGCTGCATGGGTCTGATTACTAAGCTGGAAGTGCTCCGAGCCTTTCAAACAGGAAAGGACGTATGCTCCTGCGGATCGGCTATGTTTGGGCCCACCAACCCGGTCGGCCTCGAGTGGTTATTGCCGAAGTCACTCAAGATGATCGTCTACCAACTTTTGGGGATGCTTGCCCCGGCGCCGCCGTCTGAGGTGTCCCCTCCGGTTCCAGGGACGAGTACCTTTCGAGGCGTGGCGCCGCTGTCTCCTGCTGAACTTCGGGCCCCCGAGGAGGGCGAGAAGTGAAGCGCATTGTCCTCGCGCACCCGTCATATGGGCCCCTCGACTCCGAGGTCAACAAGGCCCTGCGCGTGGCGATGATGTCCGCGGCCCATGTGGC